TTTAGATAATCCCAATATTTTAAAAACTAAGGATACATTTTCAAATCTTGGAGAAAAAGCAAAAAAAGGATTACAAAATCTATTACGTGAAAACAAAATTAGAAAAGCTAAAGAAACAAGAATATTAAAAAAATCTGAAAAAGAATTAGATTTAAGTTCATTTGTAAACAGACAAAAAAAATTAATTGAAAAAAAAGCAGGTAAACAGGATTTATATACTGAGCAAGAAAAAATTGATGTAAAAGAAATTTTAGATAGAGTTCAAGGAGAGCGAAATCCAGTTGGGTTAAGACAAATTATGGATGAAATTGATTCTAAACGCGGACTATATAAAGACCCATTAACACGAGCACAAAGAACAGGGAAAGGCGACTCAAAATTAAAAGAAATTAGTAAAAAAATTAGATCGCGATTAAAAACAGATATTTCAGGCGTTGCTGATATTAGAGAACAATCTAAAGAAGTTATTGAATTAAAAGAAATACTTGGTAAAAAATTAGCAAAAACAAAAGATGCAGGAAAACTGTTGAGTAGAAAACAGGATGCAGTAACCACAGAAGCACTTGAAAAATTAGATGACATGTTACCAGAATCAGAAAAATTTCTAGATAAGGCTGAAAACATAAGAATTAAAGAGCAGTTTAGTGAAGTTTTTCCTGGACGTGGTGGTGGCAGTGGTAGTGTTGAGGGGATTGCTAATTTATTACGTGTAGGATTAGGGGTAACAACAGGTGGAGCAGCATTACCATTAACAAGTCCAGTAATACAAAGAACTGCAATAGGTGCATTGCCTGGAATTACTAAAGCAATACAAATAGCAGCCAAGCCAATCCCAAAAATTGCAGCTAGGGCAGTAACACCAATACAACGTGAAGAATCAGGGCAACTTACACCACAAACAACAGAACAAATTAAAGAAGAAAGGAGAATAAAATAATGGGAGTACCAACAACAGGTGATTTCAATAAGTGGGATGGAAGCAAGTTTACAAATACCGACTGGGATCAGAACGTAGATAAAACAGTCGAGATTTTAGCCAACGGTAATTATGATTTAAATGTAAATCAAATTACAGCGTCAAATTATGTCGGAGTACCTACTGATATGAACGTTGAAAACGGTTATTTATATGTATCGGGAGCCGGTAACTTTGAGACGGAACAATCGGCAACACCTGGACAGTCAGTTTTAGTAGATACAACCGGTGGATCAACAATAAAAGGTAATGACGGTAGTACACACGTTAGTACAGCAGTTAGTAAAACGACTGTGGCATTGCCAGCAAGTGATGCTAGTAATCCACGTTGGGATTTAGTTGAATTTGATGCGAGCGCTGGGACGTTTAATGTTAACCAAGGTACGGCATCGGCTAACCCTACGTATCCAACATTAGCGGCAAACAAAGACGCAATCGCTTTTGTGTATAGAAAAGCTTCAACCGCTGGGAATACTGTATACAACCGCGATATTTTAGATGCGCGTGTTTCTATTAAAAACAAAACGGTTGACGGGCATTTTAAAACGAATTTTAGTATCGATCAAAAAGAAGATACAGAACCAAGTGAAATGTATACGCAGCAAGCGTTTCAGCAAATACCTTTTAATACTAAGTTCGATTATGTGCAACCGGAAAAAACACGTTTACAAGTAGTGGAAACAGTTGTTGTTCCTGCATCACCAGTGAACGGTGAAATTGTCTATACAGGAACATGGAACGAAGCCGAGTCTGCGGATTATTCTTACGGGGTTATACGAGCAAGCTCAACATCCAGCGAAGGTACAGCAACATTAAGTTTCACAGGTGTCAGTTGTAGCGTTTCATTATATGAAACATCAGATCCACAAGCAACATTTTACGCTGAATTAAGCAGCGATGGTGGCAGCACATGGAGTAACAGAAAAACAATTGCTTCAAATAGTATTGCTAACGGTGTAGCAGGCTCGATTTACAGTTTGTACCAGGGTCTCGAATACGGCGATTACAAAGTAAGAATAACAAACAAAGTGGTCGGATCGACATATATTTCGATTGAGTCTTTCCAGTATGGGACTTATTTAGTTCAAGTTCCAATTACACAAAAAGCGCACAAAATGGAAAGCGCATCGTCACTAGCGGATGTGCCACCCATGACAACATTATTAGATACGGCAGGCGGTTCAAGTAGTATAGTAACATTTTCAAATTCTGTATGGAACGGCACCTTTACGCAATTTAATAACAACAACCAAACCATCGAATTACAGTTTTATGGCGATAAGATTTTTGTTAACGTATTTGTTAATAGTGGTTATAACGCAACAATTTCAGTAGAAATCGATGGTGTTACTACTAATGTTAAATCAGCAAGCATTACATTGCCGAGTTATAACGAATGTTACAGGCCGCTTTGGGTTCGATTGGATGACGGGAACTTATCAGAAGGCAAACACACCTGTAAAATTACAACTACAAGCACAGCGGCGGGGGTATTTACTTTTATGGGGTGGGCTACTTATTCAAGTAAAGCACCGACAACCTGTGCTAGATCATTAATCTGTGGCAAAGATAGTTATGCAGTTGGCGTTGACGACAGTGGATTTACATTTACCGGTTCTGGGTGGGGGAGAGCGCACGAAACGCAATCATTTAGCGGTCGGTACATTGCGACGAAAACTCAAACAGATTATATGACAATTACAACGCCAACGAATGTCAAAGCCATATACTTGATTACGACGATAGGAACTACACGTGGTGAATCTAAAATTAGCTTAGGTGGCGCATCCTCGAACGTTAGATACATTAACACAGATACGTATAATGTGATGCAAGGATCTTCAATTCAGCCACTATATGATGCGTACATGGACGGCATTAGTTTAGATTCGCAGGAGTTGCGAATCACTAACAATAGTACTAATTATACTGTAGTGGAAGGCATTATATTTGAGTGTGGTGAACCTGTAGAAGCTGACTATATTAATTGTATGCCTAAGTGGACACGGTATAACTATTCTATATATTATAGACCCCCTGTAACAACATCACAACGCATTGACGTATACGGCTCTAAATCAGACGGGTCAGAAGGAACAAAACCAGTGGTTCATAGTGGTTTCTGTTATGCTAGTTCAACATTACCCATTTATTACAGACATGGGCTTAATGTAACGATGGAAGATTACACAGCGGATGTGTGGGATACTGGAGCTAATACATATGCTTATCCATACGCACTTACTGACCAAGAAAGTTACATCAACCAAGAGGGAGATGCAGGACTCATGAAGCTAGAAGGAATAACAGGTGATCAATACAAAAAAGCAGTAATGCATATAAGGAGGGTAATATAGTGTACAACTACTATAAAAATACACAATTAACAGAAAAGTGGGTTAAATCAATGCCAAGGGAGTTTAGGTATGGTGAAACGCACAGAATAGAGGTTGTTAATGATGAAGAGGATAACGACACACGCTTAGATAACACGTTAACGGATTTAGATGAGGCCATTGAATATTACAAAAACACAGACGAAAATGAATACAAGAGATGTGTATGCATGAAAGAGGGTTCAGACGATTACATTAAATACAGGAAAGAAGAATACGGCAGTATTGAACAGCAAATTGAATTCATAACCGAGCATGGGTTGGACGCATGGCAAACTCGAGTTCAAGAAATTAAGCTAGAATATCCTAAGCCTGAACAGCATGGAAGTTTTTAATTTAATTGAATTAATTAATAGTTCGGGAATTAGTGGGAATCTGTTGTATTCACTTATTTTATTTGTGTTATTGTATTTGATAGCAAGCAAACTCTTTGTAAGATACGATAAATATAATTTAAAAATTATGGAAATGAATAATGACATACATAATATTCAGACTCAAACCATATCACGCGTGAACAGAGTTGAACATCAAGTCGAGAAAATTGAAGCTTTGGTAAAAGAGGTCGCGCACACGGTCAATAATCAACACAAGATGATAAACGATGCATTACAAAATATTAGAACGGAACACAACGAAGCGTTAAAAAATATTCGTGACGAATACAAACAGATTAACACAAGATTATCGCATTTAGAGGGTAAAATTCAGTAGTTTATTTTTTGTTAAGATATCTACTAAATCATTGGCGGTTCCCCATCCACAGACACCGCCAGCCTCAGCGACATTTTTTAAAAATGCATGTTGCAAAAGTGTTGGTTTTTTTTTATGAGCCTTCACTTCAAAAGCGAAAAAAATTCCGTCATTGGTGTATCCCAAGATGTCGCTTGAACCAGCATACCCAAATTTAACAACGCGCTGTCCACGATTCGAATCATACTTAGCCATCCCAACGTTGTTTCGCCATGCAGTCACACTAGCCGACGCAAGAATAGTCAAGCATCGTTGCAGTTATTGGGCTTCCGATAGATGCTTGTTGAGTTCATCGTTAATCTTCATCTCCATCTCCATCTATTTTTATATTTTTTACACACAAATCTACAATTTGTTCGTGTCTTTTTTTTGCTTCATCAATACAGTAATAACGTTCCTGATAAATGTCATTGATGCCTCCAAAAACCATTGTTTCATATATAAGTGGCCTTTTTTTTATTTGCATAGGCGAAGAAAGGCTAAAATGATCGTGACAAAAGGTTAAAAAAATAGTGCTGATATTTATTTTTGTATTGTTAACATTTATTTTAGAGTTTTGTATCTGCCGTCTATCGTAGCCATATTTATCACATATTTTTTGATATTCATCAAAACCAATACAGGGTATCAATTCATCTTCATTGGTTAAAAAATAATAAGGTAATCTATTAATCATTTTTTGAGTGTATAACTAACAGATTGAGCGTCATACTCACCTATATCATCAATAAGGTATTTAGTCATCGTCAGTAGCCGTTTAATAATCTGACTCCTGTTTTTACCGCTGATTTTCATCTCTAAGGTCATCTTATCCATACGTATTTCGCTTTCTGTTTAACAATCTTACACCAACTAATGCCATTATAGCCATAGCCAATAAATATTTAATTCTGGGCAAAAATAACATCGAGTTCTTCATCCTTTGCGCCATTTTGCAGGTATTGTTTAATTTTTTTTGTCATATCTATGTGCATAGCACGTTTTTTTTCTTTTTCTTGTTTCGGCATTGCCAGTGTGTGCTTTGCCGGTGAAATGTAAGATTCAGACTTCACTAAACGTAATAAATCTTTAATTTCTGGAAGTATTGGCATACGGGGTACTGTTTTTTGAAAATCTGAATAATAGTTGCGTTCATACAACCGAGTAAACAGCTTTTTTAGCGTGTCATTGGATTCATCTTTTAATGCATTCCAAAAATTTTCAATCATGTGTTGATTCACTTTTAAATTTCTGTCATGAAACATTTTTGTAAAACTCATCCGTACTCTGTTTTCTTTGTTCATACTTTCCCTTTCAAAATGGCTTAAAATCATTTGGGTTTATAACCCCATTGCCCTCGACTAAGGCATTGCTTAATTGTTGTTGCATTAATCGCTCATTGTGTTCGGCGACGGTCTCATATTTTGGTTTTCCATTTTCTTTTGTCGCTTTAAGTAGCCAGCTTCTTAGTGCCTTATAATGGCTTTTGTATTTTTTTGGATGGTCCTCAAGATAACCATCCAATTGCATAATCTGGGTATGCACTGTCTGGGTGTTATAGTCACTTATCAGTTTTTCATATTGTTTCTGTTCCAGTTGGACGTTGTCACAATCTGTTATGCCCACAATATTTAAATTTAAAAAACTTTTTTTTGTATTTATATTTTTTTTATATTCATCATTACTATTTATTATTACTTCTTTATTTATATAGTTGTGCGATTTTCCCACTTCTTGATGTGGGATTTTCCCATTACTAGATGTGGGATTTTCCCACTTCTTGTTTGTGGATTTTTCCACTTGTTTTTCTAAAAGGGTATATAAAACTTCCAAATCAATGGTGTACCAGTTTTTACATGGATTGCCTCTTCTTTCAATTTTTAAGATGCCTTTATTTTTTAGCGTCTTTTTAATTGATCTTTGCTCGTCCGTAGACAACCCAGTTTCAAACTCGAATTGCTCAATAGTATGTGCAAACCAACCATCGTATTTTGTGTGGCGTTGCCAGTGTAAACACTGGCTTAAAAATAACGCACAATTAGTATTCATAACCCGTAAAAACGGCCTGTGAAATACAATAGGTTTGTCGAGTAAAGTTAATAAAATATCCAAGTTCATAACTCATCACTAACGAAGTCAGCTTGAGAAAGCATGATTTCTTGAATTTTTCTGTACCAGACTCGTAATTGAGCAACGCTTGGGTTACGTCCGTGAACTGTTAGATTATTGATGTCGTCACAGTATGTGTTACGTTCTGGCCAAAAAGTCGCTTTCTTTAGAATTTCTCGTTTCTGATCAGGTGAATGGCTTTTGAACAAATCATGAATTGCTCTTTTTCCTTTCTCAAGGTCTTCCTGTGAATCTTTTGGTTTATCTACTTTTTTGTATTCTGTTTTTGGTTGCTCTGATTGTGTACTGGACGCTTGACCATGTGTGTTAGTTGAATCAGCGTCTTTGGTATCATCAATGCAAAAAAGGCCGTTTAAGGCATATTTACGTGCGTAGCTTGATGTTGATCCAGTGATTTGAGAATCATCCATGCCTTTTTTAGTTTGTGACTCCCTAGCGATACCAGTCGCGCTAACTGATTCTTTGCCATCGCTTATTGTTGCAGTGGCTTTTATGTAATACCTATCACCAACCAGAATTATTTCATCAGTTAATATTAGCGTGTAACCGTTAAGATGTGGCTTTAATGCCTCTAGAATATCCTCACATGATCTGTATTTGTAATTTCCAAAGTTGTTCGTTTGTCCTTTTGGGGCTTTTAATTCACGCTGAATCATCGCCAACCCTTCATAGATTGATTTACTCATTGGTTTCTACCTCGATTTTTATTTTGTAATCTTCATCGCAGTAATTCTCGTACATGTCCGGGTGCTCCCTTTTAAATCGAGCCAAATTAAATTTTGATTTTCGTTCGAGTTTTAGGACATGATTGCATGTATGCATCGTGTTTTCGTGCATTCGACACATGAACGGTATTAATGCCTGTCGACGGTCCGATATTTCTTGCCTTAACCAGTCGACCGCTCTCAGAGCTTCTTGATAATGCGTGTGTAATCCTATCAATTGCCTGGCACTCTTTTGAACTCTATTAACTGGCGATTTCAAAATGGCACCTCATTCATATTAATTTTTCTTACATTAGTGGAGCTATCACGCCGCACATATTCGTGCCCGTCATCGCACACAATAACGTCATATTGGTATAATTCACAACCGGCAGTATAGCGATCTATTATTTTCATGAGTTAGCCTTTAATTTCGTGATATAAGTGTCTAGTGTGTTCTGCAATTGATTTTCGATATCACACATATCGTTATCAAAATTTATTGATTTAAAATGATTAATCAACATGTGCATTCCCCCGTAAAATTGCACTGGCAGTCATAGTAAATCCGTGTCTGGTGATCTAAGAATTGATCGTACTTAATATCTTGATTTATTTTTTGTTGAGTGTTAAACATTAAATTATCCTTTTAAATATTTGTAATTTTGAGTGGTTGCCAATATTTAGTTTGCAGTCGATTGTGTGGGGCAATCGGCTGCGGTAAGACTAATCACCACAATCGATGCCAGCCTGTTTTAATACTTGCAGATATAGCCCGGAGGGTTTTCGCCCACTAGCCCACAATTTGAAGTTTCGATCCTGAATCGTCGTATTAAGCGTTTTAATGGCATGTTTGTTGACCATCAGTTTTATATCCGGTTCAGCGACTCTTTTAATTGGTATCATTTTTTTCTCCTTTCGTTAATATATACTGTAACATATATATATCATATGTGCAACACATATGATATATATTAATAAGGTAAAAAAGCCTTAATCATGCTATCACAAAAATTTCTATAGAATTCGTAATTTACTGACATATATGTATGCGTTAAAGCGAATATAAAAACAAAAATTAATAATATAATATCCGATTTCTTAATGCGGTCTTGTTTGTAATATCCAATTATTTTTTCTTTAAATTCTTTCAAAAGAGTTTTGATATTATCAAAATTATTATATAACATGTGTTTATCCTTTTGGCTGTGTGCTGATGTGCACAGTCATTTATTTGTTGTATTCGTATAGAATATCATACGCCCATTCTTTAGTTGCTGAGCTTTCGCTATGAGCTAAAATATACAATAATTCAGTGTAAGTTTCGCGATTCATGCTGCTTCTCATTAAGCGTTTGATTGATATAGCACAAGCTTGAACAATATGTGCCAGTGTCGTTAATTAAGAGTGATTCATCAATAAATGGTTCTTGTAACATCGCCATGAATTCAGACGCTTGAATAAGTTGTTTGTTATTATCGCAATAAGGACATTCGCATGCGTGTAATCGTTTATTCTTCACCGTCATCATATACGCATGATCATTGTCACATTTGTACCAAATGTAGCGGTTCGATGTGGCATTATAGTCCAGTCGTGCACATGAATTAATGATAGAATCACAGTGGTTGCATTTCATTTTTTTTAATTCCTTTTCAAAAATCTAATATTCACTACAACCCATATCTATATATTCACTATGATATATCAGTTCCGACCACTGTTCATTATCAAGAATAAAGCAACCCAATTCTGGTATGTTAATTAAATACTCGTAGTGGTACACAGATGTTGTATTACATGTTTTTTCTGTGTGAGATCGCCTACTTTCAATGTAAGATAGCCTACGTTCAATTAATTTATATTGGTCGCCTTTTCCAAGCCCTAACTGAGTGTTCGCATATGTATCTTTTAATGAAATATACTTAAATCTTTTAATCATTTTTTAAACTCCTTTGTTTTTGTTATAATTTTTATTGAAAATATTGTTAATTAGTTATAGTTTTCTACAAGGCCCGCATTTGTGGGCCATTTTTTTAATTCCTTTTCTATTAAATTGATTGGTACAATTCTTCCATATAATCACAGATACCTAGGTTATCTTGATTATATGACCGTTTGATTTCATCACCTCCCCAGTAACCTTCAATGCATTTTTCCATGGTATTAATCCATATGTTCGGACCACCATAAGCTACCAGTATATGTGCGCCTAGATATCGTTTGCTTGAGTCTATTGTGAATCTGTAATCGAGTACATCCGATAGATAATCCCCAGGACAAGGCTGTTCATATTCTGATGATTCAACATCAAAATCATATGTACCCGTTTGAATTTCTCTAGCAATATTCTCACATGTTTTTTCTAATTGAATCGTTGTTTCGTGTTTTTGTTTTGTCATTTTTTAAACTCCTTTGTTTTTATATATATATATAATACAGACAATGTTTGTATTAATCAAGGGTTTTATACACGAATTTTATTTTTATATTAGTCATTGTACGTATCATTAAAATATACTATAATTAACGTATGGCGAATAAAAGGCATAAACATGATATTGAATACTATAGAAAGCTTCGTAATGAGGGACTATCTTGGAGAGAAATAGGGCGATATGCTGCAATTAATCACAACACGATAATAGAGTGGGTAAAACGTAACTACACTGAGATAACGGTATTTGAATATATAAGAAAGTGAATATTCAATTAATACAGATTTACAGAAATCAAGGCATCAGCTGGGAAGAGATTTCAGAGAAAATTGGGGTTAGTGTTGACGAGATACAAAAACACATTGAAACGAATTATGACATTATAACCTCATATAGTTTTATAAAAAAACGTTGAATTAAGAACAACAATCCTATATATATAAAATTAGTGATTGCGTGTAAAAAAACACGTATGCAAAAAATATTACAATCCATTGAAGATATTAAAATTTCAAAATTGCTTAATAATTCTGGGCAATTATTAGAATCGCATGGCATTCCAGAGAATCCAAGGCGTATAACGAAGGTCCAATTCCATAAACTGTTGGCGTCAATTAATGACTCAAATTTAGCCGAGATCAAACCGTTGCAGGTTATTCCATACGATAACAAATATATCGTCCTTGCTGGGAATCAACGTTTACGAGCCTATAGACAACTTAAATACAAAACCGTTAAATGCTTTGTTTTGCGTGATGATTTAGACTGGAAAATATATCAAAAAGTCATTATTACAGATAACACCCATTATGGGTCTAACGATGACGACCTCTTAGCCAATATGTTCGAGGCTGAAGATCTTCTTGATTGGGGTGTGGAATTACCAGAATTGAGTAAAGATGATGTCGATTCACTTTTACCTGAACGTAACCAAATTAAAGATGATTTTAAAATTGTTGTTAGCGAACAAGATCATGAAAAACTGATGGCATTGATGAGCGAATTACAAGATCGAGGTTACAAGGTCAAATTGAAATGAATAGTTATGACCCGCACGAACTTTATCAATTATCTATTGAGGCATTAAGTAAAAATGACATTATAACCATGGAGGATTTAATAGATCATCTACCGTGTAGTAAACCTACTTTCTACGTTAAACTTAAAGACGGGACAGACGAGTTTAACAGCATAAAGAAGTTACTAAACAAAAACAAAATCGAAGTTAAAAAAAGATTACGCAAGTTTTTTGGTTCCGCTATGAGCACACCAGCTGAAAGAATATTTTTATATAAAATCCTCAGTAACGAGGAGGAACGTATGGCATACAATCCACCAAAAATTGAGAGTGAAAAACGCCCACCAGTTGAGCATCGAATTACATTAACACATGAGCCAATGAAGATTGAGGGAAATTCAAATGAGTGAAACCATATTAAGTGACCTTTGGTTTGTCATACATTTACTGTTGGTCTGTACTGTCATTACAGTCACGATATTAATTAACGTGTGCATGTCATTGCGAATGGCTTTTTATTTTAAATCGTTTCGTGATCCTATTGGAGCATTTAAGAGTGAAGATACACTAAAAAATATTTATGAACGAGCACAAGAACAGGAAGAAATTGCGGGCAATCGGTTGTGATTTCATATCAAATTTTAAGAAAAGATTATAAATTTTTAGACAAGAAATTAAATGCAGGTGTTTATAATTCTTACACATGCTTATACACATCAACCAAGATAAAAAAGCTATGGATATTATTCTAAATGAAAATCAGTCAAAAATATTTAAATCAATATTTGATAGTAATGTGTATCAACGTCATGATTGCCCCAGTGAGATTGCTTTTTGGGGTGGCTATGGATCGGGTAAAAGTTATATTTCAATTGTTTTGGCGTTTTTACTTTGTCGGCAACATGCCAACGCACAAATTTTAATGACACGGTTCAGTTATCGTCAGCTTAAAGACACATGCATCGTACAATTTAAAGAGGTATTCCCACCGAATACAAATAATTATATTCATCAAAAAGCTGACCATGAGTTTCACTTTACAAATGGTAGCAAAATAATATTTAGATCGTTTGATGACCCTAGGAAAATATTGTCTAGCAGTTATGATGCCGTCATTATGTGCCAGGCAGAAGAATTAAAAGAGGAGCATTTTTTAGGTGCACTTGGCCGTTTAAGAGGTACAGCATTACCAAAAAAATTCATATTTACTGAAGGCAACCCACGATTCGGATGGTGTAAAAAAAGGTATCACGATCAAGAATTGCCAAAAAATTGTATGTACATTCGTGCAAGTACATACAGCAATAAAAAAAACCTGCCAGAAGACTATATTAAAAACATGGAAGAGAACTACCCGCCTAGCTATATTAAACAGTTTTTGGAAGGTAATTGGGATTCCGTACAAAATGCGGTCTATGATTGCTTAATGGATCATCATGTCATACCAAAGCAACGTATACAAAAACACTGGTATAAGTGTATAGGTTTAGATCATGGAACACGAGTAGATACATCTATTGTCTTTTTAGCTAAAGACGAACTAGGGAATATTTACATTTATGACGAATGGCATAAATCAAAACCGTTAGTAAGTGATATTGTAAATGCTTGCAACAAATATGGCCCATTGCCAATTATTGCAGACTATTCAATGAAGGTTGCCGATCGTGATTACGGCTCTTGGTGGAAAGATTTACAAGCTGAGGGTTTACGTCTAATTGAAGCTAAAAAGGAAAAATCGGGCAATATTTTATTGATCAATCAATTGCTATGGCAAAACAAACTAATGTTTTTTAATCATCTAAATTATGTTATTGATCAGCATAAAAATTATAGATATGTAGACACGCTACACTCGAACACGGATGAGTTTAAAGTAGTAAAAAAAGACGATCATAGTGTTGATGCTGTGCAATATGCAATTCGACACATTAAGGATATTAAAGTTAAATCACCAGCCGATGCATTTAAGTTAGATATAAATCAAAAAACATTACGTGATTACGTAGAAGGGAGGGTATAAATGAACAAAAAGAAAAAACCAAAAAAATATTAAACAAAGGGAGTATATAAATGAATGACACTAACACATTACAAGCCATTAATGGCTTCAAGATAGAAGTTGCGGAAATGTTTAAGTCGCTTAATAAATCAATAGATGCAAGAATTAATAATGTCGTCGATAAAACAATTTCTAATAAATTAGATTTTCATACAGAGACTAAACGAAAAGCATTGGAAGATATAACGGTTAATAGTCCGCTAAATCCAGAACAATTAACAAAAATTGTTAGAGACTTACTTAATGACGTAGCATCAATAAAAAACAACACTACCAATTATGCCTTATACGATCAAATGCAAGTTGTTAACAATCAATTTTCACAAATTCAAACAGACTTTAATTATATAAAAAACACATTAAATCAAATGATTGCAGATAAATATATTGAATCTGATATTGAACCGTCTGAATTGGAATCATTGTACCAGAAAACAGGGCTTGGGCCTGATTATGTGGCATCACATTTTCATATAAGTAAAGAAATGCTATATAAAATTTTGAACGGTAAAGAAGCCAATCCAAACGAAAAGCGTAAGCATAATCTAAAGCAATTTTTTCTAAAAAAAATATACGATGCCAATTTATAGTTATAAATGTAGCAACTGTAAAAGCGTGCAAGATATGTTTACACAATTAGAGAAAAAAAACACAATTAAATGTGTTGAGTGCCATTCTAGTAAAATGGAACGATATTTTGGAAATGCCAACGTAAATATACACGGATTTACACAATTTAAAGACCCTCGCGGTAGTGGTGAATCGTATACTATGTCACAGATTAAAAACATTGAAAAAAATGAAGGGCTTACATATCTGTCACATAGTGAACACGATAAAGAAATAACAAAAAATCGAAAAGCGCGTGAATTAAAACAACGGAAGCACATAAATGATGTTGCAGAAAAAGCCACTAAACAGCTTATGAATAAATGGAATCACTAAGGAGGGTGTATGCCACTTGATTATGGAAGATCTAAGAAAGCTTTTAAAAAAAATGTCGAAACAGAGCTTGAATCTGGAAAGCCGATTAAGCAAGCACTTGCAATCGCATATTCAATTAAAAAAAGAGGTGAAAAATGAATATTAGTAACATATATGAAAATATTTTTGTTAAGGGTAAAAATAAATCATTTGATGCAATTGGTATTATTACAATTTTATTGGGAAATTCAGTGCCGTATGACACAATATCTGACGCAGTTAATGGCATTGCAGCTATTTGGGCGATCTATAAAATTTTTACTAAATGATCAAAGACATTGGAAAAATAAAAATAGTTTTCATTTCGCATTATCATTATAACAGTGAAATTTATTGTAATTATTCAGATCGCTATGACCCAATAATTACAGATATGGAGGACGGTGATTTTTCATCTACCTTACCCAATGAACTATGTGATTTTTATTTTTTTAATATTAACTAATGCACGTTTCAAAAAACTTTTTATTGCAGGAATTTGTTCCAAAAGAATTTTGGAATTTACATAAAGAAAAATCATTGTGGGCCATAGATGAACGGATTATTATTATGGCACAACAAATACGTGATGACTTCAACAGCACAATAACAATAAATAATTGGTGCTATGGCGGCACACGCAATGAATCAGGACTACGAGTTCCAGAATCAAAAAACTATAATCCGAGAAGTCAGCATACTTATGGCCGCGCGGTTGATATTGTATCAGTGCATTATTCGGCTGAAGAAATGCGACAACACATATTTAAAAACCCAGAAAAATATGAACATATAACGGCCATTGAATTAGATGTTAATTGGTTACACATAGATTGTAGATATACAAACCAAAAACAAATATTTAAATTTAAACCATGAATTTTACAAAATTGTAAGTTATATTACTATGGGAGTTTGGAGGCGCGAAGAGTGATTGCGAAATGATTTGACGCGCCTCTATACAACAAATATGAACTTGTAATAAAAATCTAATGCCAAATTAATGCTAAATGTACGCACATTAGATATAAATAAAATATAAAACATTGTATTTTTTGTAATAACAGCACAAAAGCTGGGCCACGAAATGAAACGAAAACAACCCCAAAAAAAAATTAAAAAAACAAAGGGACCCAGCTACTTATATAATACGAAATTTAAAAAATAATTATAAGGCAATTGAATTTTACAAAATTGTACTGTTAATTATTTTAATGACAAATATAACACAACGAATACACCTAATTAGTAATAATGATAATGAAAACGATTATGTTATGGATTTACACGAATTCCAAAAAGAAATTAATTCATTCTTAAAAAAAAATACAAACTTTGTTTTTCATGACCTTGCATTGTCTAAATCAGAAATTATAGCAATATGTATTACTAAAGGTGATAGTGGTGACGAATATGAGACACAAAAAACAATAAATATTAACGTTAAAAATTTATAAAAAAGCCTGCTTTTACACAGGCTTTAAAATACAACATATAATATCAAATGTTATATGCTTCCGTTTCCCGAATAATGTTAAATTATATTATTTTTAAATTTATGTAAACCGGTCGAATTCGACCGGTTTTAAATAATCTTTTGACTTAAAATCATAAATCGAATCGATTATTCCTAAAATCTACAACTAGTAGAAATTGATAGTACTTTAACTCAAATATCAATAATAGTAAACGTTCTCATATGTTATAACTTTTAATATTCATTACAAAAAATCAATGCGTAATTTTTTTAAGTATAAATTCTATTCTTATAAGCCATTATCATAACTGCATTCTCATAAGCTAAAAAAAGAATGCATTATGAGAAAAATATTTAAATTTTTTAAAAAAAAGGTTTATCATAATGTTTGCGAGGTGATTTATGATTTATGGATATGTAAGAGTATCAACATACAAACAAGATTATGAAAGTCAGAAACAGGCGTTGTTAAATAATGGTGCCGAATTTATATATGAGGAAAAAGAATCGGGAAAAGACTTATCACGAACAGTATTACAAGATTGTATTGAAAATTTGCAGCCCGAAGACATATTAATGGTTAATCATATATGCCGATTATCTAGGTCTTTGTCAGATTGTACTAAATTAATAAATGATTTACATAAACGTAACATTTATATCAAAATTTTAAGTTCAGGTGTTGATACCAGTACTACCGGCGGTAAAATGTTTGCACAAATGCACGCATTATTTGCTGAATTTGAACGCGAAATTATACTAGAACGGACAGCGGCAGGGCGTGAAAAAGCACGTAAAGAGGGAAGACTTACAGGGCGACCAATAAAACATACATTAGACAGAATAAGATTAATTGAAGATGAAATTGTTAAAGGATGCGATATTAGACAAACCTGTAAATTAAGAGGCGTCTCAGTTGCAACATATTATAGACGTAGAGCTGAATTATTTAAGGTGTAATTAATATTTTTTTACTATCTTAGTTTTTACTATTTGTAGATGTAATGTAATATTATAGTGGGCTATACAGTTTACTCATCTCCCCTTTGTTTAATAGTATAGTCCTTTATTTTTTTTTATATCGATCAACAATATTTTGACCAATTTGTTTAAGCCGTCTAACGTCTGACATATTTTTTGGCATTGGTGCATCCCAGCGTTTAAATTGCATTGCGCTTGGTGTCGGGCGTCCTTGCTTGTCTTTTAATGCGGGCATACTATTAAGTATTTGGCTTGCTTTTCTAAGAATAAATTTTCCTCGTGTAAATTTTCTTGCAGGGCTTGCCGTACTAACATCACGCACAGGACGAGCAACATTCCCCCCAGCACGATTATACTCAGCCATTTTTTTATTTGTTCGTTTATCATAGCGTTTGTATTTTTCATCCGCACTTAACATTAGCCTATGCCTGTTATATATGATGGAATTTCTGGCTCAGGATTTAAGCCTAAAGTAGTAGATAAAGGCTCAAGTAAACCAAGTGATTGCGTTATTTTTGCAATTGCTGAATATTGTTGTTCAGGTGGTAATACATTTATTAATTCGACTATATCTTTTAATGACATATTCACATTTTTTACATAACTATTAAAATCAGGTTCAGGTAATGGAACTTCCATTGCTTTGTCACGTTCTTCTTTTTGCTTATTTATGATTGCTCGGTAGTTTGGGTAATCCAATGTACGCAAGATTAACTCTTTAACGTCTGGATCATTTATATCACCAAAAATACCCTGTTGAGCTAACTGGATAGTTGTTGCAGCAAGTGCCGAAGCCGATTGTGGTAATGCACTGCCAGCGGTAATTTCAACTTCGTATTCACCTAAAGTTAAATCACTTTTAATTGTATCAATCGCGAGCAATTCATTTGTTTGCATATCACGATCATATATATTAATTTGCATTTGTCCCATGTTATCAGGCTCAATTGAAGCAAACTGTGAACCACTTGCCATCCGTATAATTCGAGGCTGATTGTAATATAACTGAATTAATGTAATTGCTTTATTGCTAACGCCTTGTAAAAAAGTTTTAAAATTTCGTTGGATTTCTCTAATAGAACTCATTGGTGATTCAATCAAATCACGTACCATTTGACCACTATTAACACCAACCGGACGCTCACCAGAAAGCATTATTTCATTAATACGTGCGATTTTGTATGCATCCTGTTTTAAATCTTGAATGTGTTGTCGAACGATCTGTATATCTTGAGTTAGTTTGTTTGTAACTAATACAGGTGGAGTGCCAGCACTTCCAGGCACAGAATAAACAATGTCAAAATTTTTCTCTAAGGTATTACGTGGGATTGAATCCTCTTGTACTATCAAAAATGATTTGTATTTCATTAGTAATTGTTGAAGCTTATAATAAGCGTCAATAATTTTGTCTTGGGTTGAGATTAAATCTTCAACATCCCCAAAACCAACAATTCCATCAGATTGTGTTGGGCTAAATGTATCAAACGGAAACCCAAACGGATAATCAATTGGTTTATCTTCCAATATTTCTTTTCCTGAATATATAATTAATCGGCCATTGGGATACTTAAACCGCTCGTCTGTTTTCATATCTTTTTCTTGACCACTGTCTTTGTCTAACGGAACTAGAACAGTATCATCCTTCAAATAACATTCCCATAATAAAATATTTTCAGTTGTATTTGATGGAACCAAAGACCCTTCATTCATATAACCTTGTGCGTTATTTTTTGTTCCATTTTCTTGGTTTTCCATACTGACCACTAAATCAGTACGCTTTTCAGCACTATCCGTTATCTTTGCCGATTCAGTTGTTAACTTATCAATTTTTTTTAAAATATCAGGTCGATTTTTATATTCGTTAATTAAATCAAACCGACTAATATATCGTTTTAAAAAAATATAATTGCAATTTTCAATTGTTGTCGCATTTGGTTCGGGGAAAAAATCAATTGGGTTTACTCGTTCAATACGAACATCACCCAAACCATTATCAAGCGATTGATTCCAGAATATTTTGGCAATCCCGATTCCATTAATTAATCCGTCACGAATAATACGTTGCGATACATTATCCATGTGAGTATTTTTTTTAACGTTTTCCCAGCAATCATTTAATATATCAGCTATATTTTCGAGTTGTTTTAAATTATTAAAGGTTTGATGCGACAAGTTTGCAGGCTTAACGTTGGTTGATATCATTGCATCCAGTGCCGTGGTCGCTTTCGTTTCAATAATTGGCTTAATTATATTATAAAATGAATTTTCAGAGCCTTTTTTGGGCAGCCCATCAGCACCGTAACCAATAGTGGGCGCAACATTGCCTCTATAATAACGTTGCAATTGACTAAATTTTTTTGTTGTTGGTACGTTTGTGGCTTTGCTCTTTAGCTTGTTTAAATATTCCAAAAAAGGATTATCCATTTATATATTTTATCTATAAGAAAAAATTTACACATTTTACAAAAATGTATTGTTAATAAAAAAGCGTTACAAAGAGTGAAAAAGAGTAAAATGACTCATTGTTATATATTTTTTTAATATACAACTATGCTTTTTGAGTATGGCAAGCGTTTACAGTTAAAGAAAGACACTCAATTAAAATTTTATGTAGATGGCATTTATCCTAGTGGCCAATTAGGTTACAAAGAGCCACACTACAAAATACTATTTGATGATGCCAGTTTGATAATGTCGGAAAGTTTAGCCTCAACATTATTTGAATTAGTCGACACTAAAGAACCAGAAAAAAAACAAATTAAAGAAGATGATCAGCTTAATAAATTAAATAAAGACGATTTAATTGCCATTGCTGCTCAAATAGATTCGTCTAGCGATCTTACTAAATTAAAAAAAAGTGAATTAATAAATTTTATTGAGGGTAACAAAAATGCATGACGAAAAAAAAGGGTTTATGATTATTTTAGGTAAAAACAATAAGGGTGATGAATACGAAAAAGAAGAAGAAGTAAAAGAAGAAACAACCGAAAAAAAAGGTAAACTTCAATTTACTTTGGAAGATTTTGGCGGTTATACGCCCATGGAATTAGTTTCTAAATTAGAAGAAGCTAAGGACGCTATTAGTAAAGGTAACGCAAAAGAGGCGATGATGGCCCTTGATAGTTGTATTGTTCGAATCTCAGGTAAAAAACTTGATGAAGAGAAAGAATCAGCCGTAAATCGAGGGTACGAATATCAACTTGATAAAGCGTTGTCTTAATCTATTTTAGGAGGCACTAATGGCAACAGACATCCAAGAGGAAGTCACAGAGGAGCAAGTCAACAACGCCACCCAATTAACTTTTGGGCAAGGCAATGACACTTTAAGTGATGATGCTGGACACGTCGAAACCGACGCAAACAATTCATGGGAAGGCGATAAAAGATACGAAGAACATTGGGCAAAAGACCCAAACAAAATGTATGAATCTTTACGCTATCATGAAAAAAGGCAAGGTGACTTTGACAAGCAAATTAATGATTATAAAAAGCAAGTCGAAGAACTCCAAAGATACCGTGACGATTATAATGCAGTTGAAGAGTTGTTTAATCATGAACAAATCGGAGGCGAATTACTAGGAGTCATAAACAAATATAACAATGTCGAACCAGAGCAACAGACACAAGCCGCCAATCCAAGTGATTCTCAACTTAATGAGCTTTTAAATTGGAAAAGTAATATTGAGCAATTAGCGCTTAATAATTACTACAGTCAACAAGAGCAAGAGCAATTCAAAGAAATCGACAATCTAGCTAAACAATACAATTTGTCTTATGACAAAGAACAATTTGTAAAGCATATGAATGAAGGCCAAATCCCTAGAGAGTATTGGAGTCGATACTTTAAGTCGGAAGCACTACCAACAATATTAAATGCCAATTCAGCAATTTCAGCAGAAAATGCATTAAAAAAACAAGCAAGTGCACAAAGCCTTGCAACAGGTCAAAACAAACAACGACCAGCAGTTGGTGGAGAGGCAAGCTATAAATCTGCTCTGGATAAGATTTTAAATCAATAAGGAGAAAATAATGGCTTTATCAGCAGATCAATTGAACGAAGCATTATCGATAGCTCATGATGCTATCAGAACGGAAATTCCAGATCAATTTGGACAAGCAAACGCTTTGTTTAACAAACTTTCAAAAAAACCAAATTTAGAATACGTTTCAGGTGGAACAGCAATTAAGCAACCTGTAGAAATTGCTGAAAATCAATCTGAAGGTTTCTATGATGGTGGGTTTGGTGTAATTGATACCTCAGCTAACCAGCAAATAAGTTTTGCCACTTTCGATTTTAAATATTTTTACCACAATGTATCTTTCACCTTGGAAGATTTTACTAAGACTGACAACACAGCCAACGCAGTTAAGTCTTTAATTGTTGCTAAAATCGAAGGTGCTAAAAACAAAGCCACTCGAACATTATCATCAGCTATGTATGGTTCAGGTTCAGATTCTAATGGTAACGCATTCAATGGCTTTGCAGACATTTTTGCAGCTTCAGGTACAGCTTATGGTGGTATTACTAACACCGATTTAGATGACAGCACTACTTGGTTAACAGAAATTGATACCACAACTAACACAATTAACTATGCAAACTTGAATGAAGTTGTTCGTAAATTAGTAGCGCGTGGTCAAAGATATGGAAACGAAATTGGTTCATATGCACCTGACATGATGGTATCGAACTCTTTTGTACAAGCTAAGTTTTTAGCATCACAACAATCAAATCAGCGTTTTATTGATTCAGAAGATTTAGCGGCTGGATTTGCAGGTTGTAAGTTTAACAACATTAATTGGTTTGTTGATGAGTACAGCCCAGGATCAGCCGATGGTTCAACCGCTGATAATGACTTATATATCTTATCAACGCCAACACTTAAAATGTGTTACAAGTATGGCTTTGAGGGTAAAACAGCACCAATGGATTTTAACTCTAGAATCCCTAACCAAGCGATTCAAACCAATCAAACGTTTTTAGTAGGAAACATGGTTTGTACTGCTCGTCGTTATAACGGTGTATTCAAGTCATTACAGTCATAATTAGAAAGGAGAAAAATCAATGGCATTTATACAATCAATCGATACTGATGATTTAACTAATCCAAGCTCCACACGTAAATACGATTTAGGAGCTCAATATGTTGACGTGTCTAGTGCGGATGCAATTAAACCAGAATATGTTTACATTAAATCGCATGGTGCCCTTACACAGTACCAACCATACCAGCTATCTACTTCAAACACGGCAGGTAGTGAAGTCACATCAAAAGCACCAGCGACAACTGATTCAGGCGCAACTGTAGTTGCTCCACAAGTTGCAGTAACTTCAGGTTACTATGCATGGGTTCCTTATAAAGGAAAAGCAACTGTATTAACAACTGATACGTTTGCCGCCGGTGACTACGCTGAAGTTTTGAACGCTGGCACAGGTTTAAAACTTGATGGAGGTGTAAGTGGATCAACCGCAGAAGGTGCACAATCCGTTGGGATCGCATCAACTGCAACAAGCGGTGGTTCGGCAACCATTGTTTTGTCAGGAAATAAAGTAAAAATAGCCGCATCATAAGATCTGGGAGGATCGGGTTTTGGGTAGTGGTTAATGCCACTACCCTTTGATAGAATCATGGCAAATTTTCAAGATATCAAAGCACAAACAGGGATTAAATTTTTTAAAAGTACGGGTACAGGTACAGATTCAGATCCTTTTATTCCAGAAATGGCGACAAGTACAACGCCAGGTGAAGTAACGAATATTACTAATTTTGCTGTAACAATTGGAACAAGTAGCACGCAAGTGTTAGCCGCTAACTCCAACAGGAAATTACTAATATTGGTAAACGACAGCGACGAAACAATGTATGTGTCATTGGGCGCAACAGCAACACTTAATAATGGTATTCGTTTAAATTCTAATGGTGGGGCATTGGCATTGGATGACCCTATATTTAAAGGCATAGTAAATGCAATATGTATTAGTGGGTCAAAAAAATTGGTAGGTATTGAAGGATGACATTTATCTACAATCCAGATCAAGGTGCAGCCGGTGCAGATAAGTTTTTAAGCGCGTTAGGATTTAATACAGGTGACGGTGTTTTAACGGCTACTATGAACGATGCATCGACGGTTACTACTGATTTAGATGGTCGTTTTTTAGTTGATGTAGTTGATGATACTACGCCACAACTGGGCGGTGACTTAGATTTAAATAACAGTGACATAATCGGCACAGGAAATATAAATATAACTGGCTCAGGTACAATGTCAGGTGACTTAACTATTGATACAAATACGTTATATGTTGATTCTACAAATAATCAAGTTGGTATTGGTACAACAACATTAAATGGTGAAATATTAACCGTTAATGGCAATGTCGAGGCTGACAACTTTATCGGTGGATTACGTGGTGAAGTACAATTTAAAGCAAAAGCCGGTGAAGCAATAACAAAAGGCGATCCAATCTATATATCTAGTTTTGACGTAACTGGAAATTTACCAGTTATTGGCATTGCTGATGCAAACGACACTAACAAAATGCCAGCGTTTGGTTTAGCTGAAAGTACGGTATCTCTAAATGCCTCAGTTAATGTTGTTACCTTTGGCACATTGTCAGGCTTAGATACAAGCTCATTTAATCTAGGTGATGTGTTATATGTGTCTGATACTGGCACTTTGTCAAATACTCGACCAAAAACAGAATCATCGCTTATTCAAAACATTGGAAAAGTTCAGCGAGTACATGCCACAAGTGGATCAATAAAAGTCGGTGGGGCAGGGCGTACTAATGACGTTCCAAACTTAAACGAAGGTAATGTTTTTATTGGGGATGCAACAGGTTGTGCTATCACTAGAGGCTTAACACTTGATGATATATCAGAGACAGCCACAAACAAGCATTTTACAGCAAGTGATAATACTAAATTAGACGGCATAGCATCTGGCGCAGAAGTTAACGTGCAATCAGATTGGAATGAAACTGATACAGGTGCTGATTCTTTCATACAAAATAAGCCTACAACCATAACGAGTGCAGAACAAACTAAGCTAGGGTATATATCAGTTACGCAGGCAGTGGACCTAGACACGATGGAATCAGATGTATCAACTAATAACGCAAAAGTGACGAATGCCACACATACAGGTGACGTTACAGGCGCAACAGCGTTAACGATTACTGATGAAGCCGTTACAAACGCAAAATTAACGCATATTACAACAGGAACCGTAAAGGCACGCACAAGCGCAGGAACAGGTGATGTTGAAGACATTGCAATTGCAACAACATTTAAAACGGCCTTATCTTTAGTTAAAGGTGATGTTGGTTTAAATAATGTTGCGAATATAGATACAACAAATGCAAGTAATATAACAAGCGGAACACTTGCAGAGTTACGATTACCAACGATTGATGCCGATAACACAACCATTAATAATTTAACGGTAACAAATTTTAAAGCTGGGGTATTAGATACTGATTTAAACAGTGTTAGTGCAAGTGATGACACCATACCAAGTGCAAAAGCGGTAAAAGCTTATGTCGATGCACAGATAGCAGCAAACGCAACACAATATTATGCGTAGGAGTACAAATGTTAGTTAGTGAAGTTTTAGATAGAATTAACACAGCTTTGGGAATGCCAGACGATTTGACCGGCAAAAATGCAAACACGTTGTTTACTAATAAGCGGATTGTTGAACAACTAAAAAACGCTTTAGATACTTATGCGTCGGTAGTCAAAGGAATAGAGGATATTTTTAGTACAACACTAGGACTAGATACACGCGTTGCGGTTGCACCTAGTGACGCAATACGTTCGCAACCATACAGATTTACGTATATATGGCGTGATGGCCGAAAATACCCATTAAATTATAAAGACTTAAATAAAGTTAATAGTGAATTCCCATATGGCACATATGCCGGTATTCCACGTTTTTTTAGTGTTTGGAATGATGAAATTACAGTATATCCAGATAACAGTGGTACGCCTAACAGCACAACTTTAAATGGTGCGTTAACTGATTCAGCAACAATAGTAACAGTTGCTTCAACAAGTGGTTTCCCTGAACTAAACGGTAGGTTTACTATTAACAATGAAAAAATAAGATACACACACAAAACTGCCACAACATTTACTGGATGCACTCGTGGTATAGAAGGCACAACGGCCGCAGCACACAGCGACACAGACACAGTGTCAGAAAATAATCTTGTCATGTATTACCGTAAAAAACATTTTGTAATTACAGTCGATGCAAACGATAACATATCACAAGCACAACTAGACAAACAAATGGAAATACCAGACGAGCATGTCGAGCCAATAGTTGATATGGTTGCCTACAAATTACTGTCTAAAATTGACGCACAAAGGGCTGCCCCATACAAAATTGACGCAAACACTTTTTATGCGCAAGCCAAGCGAGATATTCAAGCAGGCTATGGCCAAATAGTAAATGGCACGATGATTGGACGCGCCTACGATTGGGAATTAGACAATGTGGAGGTTAACCTTTGACGTTTGTTATTGAATCCTATCAATCAAAAGGTTTACGTGACGACAAAGGCCGTAAATTTGTACCGGTTGATTATTTTTATAACATTGAAAACATGAACTATGACGGTATTACAGGCTGTCAAAGAATAAAAGCACCGAGTGTAGAGTACAACGTAGGATCAGCTCGTATTGATGGGATGACACAATTTAGATTTATCGATAGTTCAGGACAATTTCAAACTGAAAATATTTGTGTTCAAAATGGAAATGTAATAAAAAACTTTTTAACATCACCTGTAACGGTACACACAGGGCTGACAGCACAAAAAAAATGTACGTTTGGTATTTTAAACGATAAATTATTTATCTCAAATGGAACAGATTTTCCAATTGTTTATGATGGCACATATGTAAAGCAAATGGGCGCGCCAACCGCTAAAGATTTAGGTACAAGTGGTGGTTTAACCGGCACCTACTATTATGCGATGACATACGTTATTGATGGCGTAGAAGTTATACTGGGCACTGTATCTAACACGGTCACTGTATCAAGCGAAACAATAGACTTAGATATTCCTGTTGGGGTTAGTAACTGTACTCAGCGTAAAATATACCGTACTGTGGCCGGCGGTTCGCAATTAAAGTTGCTAACGACTATCACTGATAACACAACTCTTACCTATTCAGATAACAATGCAGACGGGACATTAGGTGTGAATATTCCAGCAACTAACAGTGAATGTCCAAAACCACAGTTTATAACTGTTAAAGATGAAAAATTAATTGGTGCGGTTAATTCAAATCGTCCTAATTATCTATATGTATCTGAGTTAGAAGTGGAAGTATTTTTTAATACTTCAGGCGTGTATGATGTATCCGGCGTTGGAAATGATAACACAGCTTTAACGGGATTAGTTGAAGATTATGGTCAAATGATTGTATTTAGTGAAAAGCATATATATTTAGCAGACACATCTGGGCTTATAACAAAGGTACAACAGACAACTTCAAGCGTTGGTTGCGCTGATGGTTTTAGCATTGTTCGTATACCAGAAAACGATATTTTGCCAGGCGGCATCATGTTTGTATCGAATTTATACGATGTGCGTGTTTTTAGTGGGAACATTGCTACAAATCTAGCAACTTCGTTTGATAACTTAAAAACAAATAACTATTCAATATCTTTAAATAAAGATAGCTTTGCCAATCAATTAAGAGATAATCCGTTACATGCGGCTTTTCATGATTATAAATATCACTTAATTGCTGAATCTTTCATGTATGTATATGACATTCGGATTGCAGGTTGGACTAAATATTTCATTAAAACAACGACATACAGCCCAGAATATTGGGTATTTGCCAATATTGGTCAGAATTTGTATATTTCACAAAAAACAGCAGGCATAGTTGAAAAAATGTATGGCGATACATCGTACAGAGGTGAAGAACTAACGGCATTTTTTGAAACACCTGAAATTGCGGTAGATGTTAATGACAAGTATTTTTCTTCTCTATATGTGTATTACGATAAATCTGGCGTCAACACTTTGTCGGCACTAGCCACCATAAATAGTAATCAAACAAAAACAGCCACAATCACTTATGACGGCGCATACTATAACGCAGATTATTACAATGAAGATTTTTACGAAACGACTGACGATGAAGAAGATTATTCATTGATTCATATCGACCGATATGGCAAATGGATGCGCTTTAAAATAACGACACAAACACAAGCAAGTATTAAGGGGTGGAAGCTAGTCGGGAGAGCAATAACAAATAAAGAATTATGAAAGTTAACTGGGTTACACAAGAAGATATTACAGAAATTGAATCACATGCGAAAACATGTTTTAAAGATATGGGATTAGATAAACTCGGATTAACATATTGCGGGCAAAGCAATACAAATAACTTAACTAGATATGTAAACAATGACAATTACATTGTACTTAAATGTTTTAAAGACAATAGTATTTTAGGGGTTTTAACAGCATATATAGCGACAGAAATTTTTAACGATAATAAATCAGTCGTTAACGTTTTTATGATTCAAGCCAAGCCGTCACTAAAAAAGACCACAAAAGGCAGAGTAGTACATGCCTTAATAAAAAAAATCGAAGACATTTGCAAAAAAGCCAAAGTAAATACTTTGCAGATTGGCGCAATGCCATGCAACAAAATGGGCTCATATTTTGCAAAAAACGATTATACACAAGGCGACATTATATATTATAAGGAGGTAATTTAATGGGAGCATTAGCACCAGCAGCGATAGAGGTAGGCAAGCAAGCGGCCATGTCTGTTGCAGCACAAACAATAGCGTCAGAGGCAAATAAAGCATTAGGCCAAACTCAACGATCAGGGATACAACCAACGATGATAATGCCAGCAATTGAAAAAATTGGGCAGCCATTAGATATAAAACAAAAAAAACCAGAACTTAACACACAGATGATAGAACAAAATTTAGATATGGCCCCAGCAGTTGACACTAATTATAAAAATAAACTAGACGATTTATTTAGAGGGTTTGCATAATGGGCGGTAAATCAGAAGAACGCAAAATTGCTGAAACACAAGAAGCATCAGCGCAACAGCGTTTAAGATTACAATTACAAGAACAAAGAGAAGCTTTACAAAAACAGTTATCACAACAAAGGGCACAGTTACGCGGTGCACAAATTGGGCAAGAACAGGCATTAAAAAGAGCTCAAGATATATATGGACAAGAAACTGGTAGATTTGCTGAATTGCAACGGCAACAAGCATTGGCTGGATTTGCACAACAGCCTGAAGAAATATCAAAGTTACAACAACTAATAAGAGAAAGAGCGTTACCAGAACAACAACAAGCATTAAGACGTACAAAATTAGCGCAAGTGCAAGCAGGAGTCAGAGGCCCGGAAGCAGCGTTACAAAGTGCTATGGCGGCATCAAAAATGGGTTCAGAACTAGCAAGAGCCACGCAACAAGTAGCTTTACAGCAAGCGTTATCAGATAGAGAAAAAAGACAACAGGAAGCACTTAGAAAACAAAGGTCCGCTGAAGAATTTGCACAACGACAGGCATTGGCTGGATTAGGTCAAGTGTTAACTCCAGTGCAAAAATTTGTTGGCAATCCAGCTTTAGAAGTTATGCAACAACAATCTGAGGCTATACGACGCAGACTTCTTGATCAAGGATAAAAAAATCATGAATCAACAATTAAGAAATCAAATAAAAATATCAGAGCCACAAAAAAAACCAGATAACGATAATATTGTTGCACAGTTTTTAGGTGGGCTTGGTGCGGTTGGTCAAGGAATAGGCCAAGCCGTCGGGCAGGTTGGAACTGGAATTGCCAGTGGAATTGAACAAGGCGTAGGATTAATTGGCCAAGGTGTCAGTGAAATGAATAAGAGCCCAGAAGGTAGACTTGCATTACGTGAATTGGTGGGTGCAGCTCTTAGAAACGTTGGTCAAGAAGATCTAGGCGTAGGACTACAACAATACGCAAAACGTGTATATCAACCAGAAGCAAGTCGGCTAATGCAGGAACAACAGCAAAAAGGCGCATTAGAGTTAAAAAAAATAGAGCTACAGCAACGTCAACAACAAAAAGAAGAAGATAGAACACGTAAGTTATTAGATGAACAACGTAAAAGACAGGAAAGAATCGAAGACACATTGTTTTTAGATAGAATGAAAGAAGAGCAAGACCCAAAAGAAGCTCGTTTTAACGCAAGAACTGAAGCCTCACATAGTATATTAACTAAATTTGAAACTGAAAAAGATCCATACTACAAAAACACGTTAAAGTTTTACAAAGATGTTAATGCACCATATTTGTTTAAGTCTGATAAATTTAAGCAGATTGAACAGGCGCAAAGGGATTTTATAAATGCGGCACTTAGAAGAGAATCAGGGGCAGCAATCGCAGAATCAGAATTTGAAAATGCACGATTACAATATTTTCCTCAGCCAGGAGATACACCAGAAGTTGTAAAGCAAAAGCAAAAAAATAGAGAAATGCAATTTGCAAAAATAGAAGAATTAAAACAGCGTGATCCACTAGGAATTTTATAATGAACTATATAGAGTTTTCACAAAGTATAAAAAATAAATATCCACAATATAAAAATATTGATGATTTAGAGTTAGTAAATAAAATGATTGCTAAATATCCAGAATACCAAGAACAAATAACATTTGATAGAGAAATTACAACTGCAACTCAAGAATTTGCACAAGAACCAACGTTAATGGAAAAGATACGTAGTATTGAACCAAGAGAAGCTATAGCAGGCGTAGCTAAAGCCGCACCTTTAGTTGCCGCTTTTACTCCTATAGGATTAGCTGGGCAAGCTGCGATAACTGGAGTTAGTAGAGTCGCTGAAGGTTTAGCAGATAAAGAAGAATTTCCACGAGCTTTAAAAGCAGGAGCAATTGCAGCAGGTACGGAATCGGCTATTGGGAGAGCTATAAAACTAGCAAAACCTTTAGCTAGACCGGTCAAAAAACTTACAAAAGAAGCGACAGCTTATGCAGGTAATATTTTAAGTTCAGTGCCTCGAGAAAGCATTGAGAAAGCTTTAGATAATCCCAATATTTTAAAAACTAAGGATACATTTTCAAATCTTGGAGAAAAAGCAAAAAAAGGATTACAAAATCTATTACGTGAAAACAAAAT